TCTGTTCCTCATGAAGCAGTGCGTGTCACCACTGGCCCTTGGTGTGCTGCTCTTAACAAGCATATGCACGCTGTCTTCTGCGAGGAGATATATTATAATCCAGGTGCTTCCCCTCTTGAATTTTCAAACTGGTTCCACAAGGCTATCAATAACGTTATGGCTGGAGTGTGGCAGTTTGCCCTTGCTGTTCAAGGTGATGATTCTCTATTGATTCGTCTCCATAATGGCGTGATAATGATTCTTTCTGCTGATATGAGTCGTTATGATATGTCGCAAAGAGTAGAGCATTTCCGGCAGGTCTGGCAGCTCATATCGAAGATGGACAAGCAACCGCCTTATGATGTTGAGGATGTTATAAAGAAGCAGCAAGGCCTATACGGTGATCCCCATGTGTATAAAGCTGGCTTCGCTAAGGTACGTGTCAAAGGTACGATGCCCTCGGGTGACGGAGTTACGATTACTTTTAACTCCTTAATTCTCCTACAGGCACTGTTAACATATGTTAAAACCTATCAATGTGGTATAGACACTTTTAAGGAGGCAATGTCCACACTTGGGTTTTATGCAACCTATACCGATATTCCGTACGATATACCCCTTCGAGTAGACTTCCTACAATCTCGCCCTTGGTTGGTCCTGGATGGGAGGAGGGTTTTCGCACCCAAGCCGGGTCGCATATGTGCACGGTTTTTCTGGGTCGATCGAAAACATATGACTCGTGATAAATATATCGCGGAGGCGAAGACTTTGACCTTAGGTTTGATTTCTTTGGCAAACCATGTTCCAATATTGAATGATATCTGTATAAGGATATTAGATTTGACGAAAGACAAGCGAGCCCTTCGGCGGGGTTTGGTGGGCCCTGAAGAGTTACAAAATTGGTACACAGGCTCATATGAGGAGGAGCATCCTGTGACAATCCTTGAGATGGCGGCTTTGTATAATGTTAGTGAAGGTGATATTTTGGAGGTGAGAGACAGATGTCGTAGGTGGAATTTTGATGAGCCACTTGACAATAGTCCCGAATTAAGCAGGATTTTCCGCGCGATTGCGCGTGTGGATCTCGCTTGACTTTTGTGCAGAAGCAGAACTTATTTGGTTCAGGTTCTGTTTCTTAGCACAACCTCCAATTATTATACTATTAGTATTTCACCGAACATGAGTTCAAAAGCTTCACAAAAGAAAGAGAAGAAGACACTTGTCGTTCTTTCTCAAGCCCCAAAATCAAACCGCCCAACAGCCCCCGGAAAGAAGAAGATCCGTTATACTGTTGATTCCTCAAGCGTTGCCGCCTTCCGTAATGATCCAGGTAATCAATATAAGAGGGAGGCCCGACAGTCTCTCGCTCCACTTGGTCTGACAGGCCGCAATGCTGCAATGGCCCGTCAAATCATGCTTCCTGGTGATACTACTTCGCCGATTTTGCTTCCAGCCGTGACGCCGGCCACCATGTGTTCTCGCATCATTCGGAAGAATTATATCATTGGTCCTGCGAATATTTCGGCTGATGGTCGTTGCGCAATCCTGGTGTATCCTGATATTTTGACTCCAGCTTATGTTCTTGCTCCCGGAACTGCTTTAATTCCTCTTGCAGCAGGTACCTTCCAGATGGATTTGCTTTTTGGTCCCAACTCCAATTCCTTAGGAGGCATGACTGGTTCAGCAAAGGTTAGCTCCAATGATGGTCAAGTCACAGATATTGCGATTCCTGGTGATGTCAATCTTGGCGGCGTCATTCACTCTGCCTTTGATATATCTTTCACCTCATCAACGACCATCACGCTCAATATGCGGAAATTCAAGAAATCCCCAGGCGCTACAGAGTGTCGTCTTTATACTGGTGTTGCCGGTGCCTGGGTTTCACTTGGCCAGACCGGAGCGATCAGTTCAGCGTATGATAAGACCAATTTCATACCTCCTGCAGGTGCCCGTTATCTCGCTTTTGTTCTTTTAAACTCTGACAATTCTCCTTTGTACAACAATGACTTGGTTCAAGTACAAGCGAATGTTGATGTTGGCCTTTTTGGAGAGTTAGCGCAGTTGACCACTGGCTCGCTTTCTGACCACTTGTTCGGTAGCATACCTGAGTATGTTATGGACAGCCACATTGAGTCGGGGCGAGTTAACTCCGTTTCTATGCTCGTTTCGAACACAAGCTCAGCTCTTAATAAACAGGGTGAGATTTTCATCGGTCGAGTCCCATTTGATGCTATGATTGATTGGAAAACTATTGATTCGACCATGACTGCATTGCCAGCAAACCGTGAACACCACGGCCCCGCTGAGTTTGGGGGCTATGCTTGGTGGTTTGCTGATGCCTTGACAAACTCAGAACCTGATACCGTTATTAAGTATTCAGAAGCCCTTCGTGGTCAGGAATTCCTCTTGTGTTATATGAAGGGTCTTAATCCTGCTCTTAGCACTTTTAACGTTTCATTTGCATGGAATGTAGAGTTCTATACTCGAAATCAGCTCTTTGAGAAGATCTCGACCCCCCCTCGTCTTCAGGATTGGGAGGAAATAGTGCATATGCTATCATTAGTCCCTGCCGCCTCATGTAACCCCGAGCATGAAGATTTATATAAGTCTATCATTCGTCGTGGGACGGCTGCAGTTTCTGGAGCGTATGAACATTATAAGAAGCATCAAGCGACCTATGACGCTCTCATGAAGATCATTGCTGGTTTATCTTTGGCATAAATGTTCTTCATTTGATTTGTCTTCTTTAGCCCTCGTTTAGTTTCTAAGCTTGGACTAGCCTGTTGGTTTATCCACAGACACTACATTGTTGTTC